CTGACCCCGCCACTGCAGAAGAATCATTCACAGTTGCACAAAAAGGACTACGAAGTGGTGTAGATTTAATCGTGTTAGATAGTGCTGCAGGTATAATACCCGCAGATATATTTAACAATGATAAAGGAATCGACTATAGTCCCATTGCATGGCAATCAAGAACGTGGAATCAAATGTTAATTAGGTTACTCCCAGACCTAACATATGGTAGTTCTTTAGTTGCTATCAACCAGACTAGGGGAGCAATGGGACCAGTCACTGCTATGGAAACTATGCCGGGTGGAGAGGGTCAGAAGTTCTTTTCACACTGTTGCATGCAGGTATCCAAAGGCGGATGGATAAACGAACCAGCTTCATCTACCAATAGAGTAGGGTTTGAAATTAAAGTAAAACTATTGAAAGATAAGTTTGGTGGGGAGAAGTGGGAAGAAGTAGTAGTACCATTCCGTGTTGAAGGTGGAGTAGACATAGTAGAAACTTATGTAAGATTAGGACTAGAATATGGTCTAATAAAACAAACGGGAGCTTGGTATACTTATGAAAAGATGCCTAGTAAAGTAGCAGGTATCAATAAAGTAGTAGATTGGTTCAAGGCTAACCCTGATGACTACGAGGTATTTAAGAGTGAGACCGAAAAGTTTTACACCACAGGAGAATCTGATAGCGAAAGTTCTTGATGAAACAGGACTTCGTTATGCTAGGCAAGTGCCCATAGGAAACTATACTGTAGACTTCCTTATAACTGAAATGAATGTTATAATAGAAGCAGATGGTCCTTTTGGGCATCTAGCAAAACGTGATGCAAAGAGAGATGCTGATTTAATTGAGATGGGATTTGAAGAAGTTTGGCATCTCGAAGAAAAGACATACAAAGA